AAGAACTCGAAAGACGTAGAGTAAGAACCGCAACATTCGGCTAATGAACCTCATTGAACTTATACTTGACGAAACGATGGCCCTCACGGGCATCGATGCCATCTCATTGGTAGAGCATCCTGCCATCGAAGAAGACTTCATCGCACTCAACGCTCAGAAGCGTCAGCTCTTTGCGATGCAAAACCAAGAGAAGCGTCTGCTGATGGGTGCGGCACTCGTGCCGGACAAGCCCATCTACCGCACCGATGGTGAGAACGAATACTACGTCTACTTCTCAAAGGACACCGTGCGAAAGGCAATGGAGTTGTTCTTTAAGAACGGCTACCAAAACAACGCCACAATCGAACACGACTACGATGTGGATGGCACTACGATCGTGGAGTCGTGGATCATCGAAGACGAGACCCTTGACAAGAGCCGTGCCTACGGCCTTGACCTGCCTGTCGGCACTTGGATGGTGTCAATGAAGATTGACAACGAAAGCATTTGGAGGCGTGTGAAGGATGGCGAGTTTAAGGGCTTCAGTATCGAAGGGTACTTCGTTGACAAGATGAACTTCGCCAAACAAGACCTTGCCAAGATCGAGGAGCAAGAGGCAGCCCTCGCATTGTCGCAAATCGTAGCTATCATCAAACGTGACGGACGCAAGAAGTCAGGCAAGCGTGTGGAGATGGAATCGTTTGCGGACTACCCTGAGGCGGTGAGCAACAACGCCAAGCGTGGCATCGAACTGAACGAAAAGGGCGGCAACAAATGCGCTACGGCAGTAGGCAAGTTGCGTGGTCAGCAGCTCGCACAGGGCAAGCCATTGAGTGTAGAGACCATCACACGGATGCACTCCTACCTATCAAGAGCCGAGACCTACTACGATGAAGGCAACACGGAAGCCTGTGGCACCATCAGCTACCTCTTGTGGGGTGGTCTTGCGGGCAAGCGTTGGGCTGAATCTAAACTCAAAGAACTCGGCAAATTATGAGTACACGAAAGAACACCGCTATCAAGGTTCAGACGGATGTCATCACGGATGCGGAGCGTCTGACCTACGCCATTGAAGAAGGCTCTATTGTACAAACCGAGACGGGCTATTGGATTGTGCGTAGCGGTGCTTGGGTAAACCTTAACTCAAGCGATGCTCAAGGTCTTGGGTGGGTGCGTTGGGATGATGACCAATACACATCAGCAAGCAAGCTCACGATTGCACAGGACGCTACTGTGACGCTACCTAATAACGCAGCAACAGTCACATCGTACCTCAACACTCCAAGTGTCCTGTACAATCCCACCACACAACGGGTGTACGGCATCAAGGAGAACGATATGTACATTGCCACGATTGTCTTCAACGCAAGCGCAGCAAACGCACAACAAACCTACGCAGAACTCAAACTTGAGGGAGGCAACGGAACGCCATACGAGCGTTTAGCAGCCACCATCAACTTCCCACGAGGCAATGACGTGGCGCATCCGTTTCACAACGTATTCCAATACTATGTGGATGCTGACTTTATGACCAACGGAAACTATTGGACTATCACCGCAGTAGGCGGAGCCGTTCAAATTTGGGACTGCATTATGTTCATTCAAAGAACCCAATCACGATGATGAGACCACAACGCCTCCCCGTAGCCTCACCACGAGGCGGCAACAGGGGATGTCTATGCAAGAACAACACCTACTCACGAGCGTGCTGCGATGGGTCGCTTGCTGCTCAAGGCATCGGCTCACTCGTAGGTCAGGGCATCAGCGTCCGCATACGAGGCGAAGAATGGCAGACCATCAACACACGATGGGAGGCCACCAACACGCTTTGGCAGGACTTGTAAAAATGTAACAATTAAACAACCCCCTTTTATTTAGTTAGATATGAAAGCAAATTCAATCCTAAACCGAATCCTTGCAGAATTGGCCTCCGTCCGTGAGGTTAAGTTTGCAACTATGAACCTTGAGAACGGAGCCGTTCTTGAGGCTGAAGCCTTTGAAGCAGGCAACGAAGTTTTTGTCGTTAGTGGCGAAGACCGTGTACCTGCTCCCGTAGGAGAACACAAGCTCGAAGATGGTCGCATCCTCGTGATTGTTGAAGAAGGAATGATTGCAGAAATCAAAGAAACTGAAGCTCCGGTTGAAGTTGAAGTTGAGATGCAATCAGAAGAAGCCGTTGCAGTTGCTGAAGAAGTAGCTGAGGAGGCCGTGTCTGAAGTAGCCCAAGAGGTTGTTGCCGTTATTGAGGTAGCAGTCGCTGAAGCCGTTGCTCCACTTGTTGAGGAGATTCAGAACGAGATGAAAAAAATGAAGGATGAGATGGCTAAGTACAAAGAGGAGATGGCTGCCGCCAAAAAGGAGTTCTCTGCTCAAGCTGCTGCCAAGCCAATCAAGCACAATCCTGCAACAAAGCAAGCCAACAAGGTTGAATTTAATCGTCCTATGAAGTCGATTGACCGAGTCCTTGCACGTCTTAACAAATAATAAAAACAGAAAATGGCAACGACCACTTCAATCACTACGAACTACGCAGGTCAATTTGCGAGTAAGTACATCTCTGCTGCTCTTTTGAGTGCAGACACGCTTGACAAGGGACTCATCGAGATCCTTCCAAACGTAAACTTCAAAACCACCCTTCAGAAAGTCAACACTGACGAGATCGTCAAGGACGCCTCGTGTGACTTCACTGCTACCTCTACCCTCACTTTGACCGACCGTGTTCTTGAGGTAGAGCCTTTCCAAGTAAACCTTCAGCTTTGCAAGAAGGACTACTACGATTCTTGGATCGGTGGTCAAATGGGCTTCTCTGCTTACGATAGCATCCCTGCTTCTTTTGCTGACTTCTTGATCGCTCACGTTGCTGCTAAGACGGCTCAGAAGATCGAGCAAAACATTTGGAACGGAAACGCTGCTTCAGCAGGTGAGTTCTCAGGTTTGATCTCTTTGATGACTGCTGACTCTGACGTTGTTGACGTAACTGCTACGACTGTAACTGCTGCCAACGTCATCACCGAGCTTGGCAAGGTTGTAGATGCCATTCCTTCAGCACTTTACGGTAAGGAGGATCTCACGATTTATGTCCCACAAGGGGTAGCTAAGGCTTACGTTCGTGCCCTTGGCGGCTTCGGTACTTCAGGTCTTGGTGCTAATGGTGTTGACAACAAAGGCACTATGTGGTACGGACAAGGTGACTTGTTCTTCGATGGCATCCGTGTAGCAATGGTTAACGGCCTTCCTGCTAACAAGATGGTAGCTGCTCAGTCAAGCAACCTGTACTTCGGTACCGGACTGCTCAACGAGCGCAACGAAGTTCGTGTACTTGATATGGCTGACCTTGACGGATCAGACAACATCCGTGTTATCTTGCGTTTCTTCGCAGGTGTTCAGTACGGTATCGGTTCAGACGTAGTTCTCTACTCTTAATCCGACATAACGTAAACCACGAGGGGGTGTGGGTTCTGCCCCGCCCCCTTTTTTAATTCTAAAAAAAACAAACTGAACAATGGCTTGTGATTTATCTTTAGGACGGGCGATTCCCTGTAAAAACGTAGTTGGTGGCCTGCGGGCAATTTACTTCGCCGACTTCGGGGACATCCCTTTCAGCGCAATCACGTTCGCTGATGCGACCGCAACATACGATGAAATTACCGACATTAGCGGTACGTTCACCGTTTACAAATACGACTTGAAGGGCAACTCATCTTTTGAGCAAGCATTCAACTCAAGCCGTGAAAACGGAACTACCTTCTTCACCCAAACCCTCAACCTGTCGTTGACCAAGCTGACCAAGCAGGACAACAAGCAGCTCAAGGTGATGGCATACGGACGTCCCCAAGTAATTGTGGAGGACTACAACGGCAATGCCTTCTTTATGGGTATGCAGTACGGAGCTGAGGTAACGGGTGGCACGGTCGTGACCGGTGCTGCTATGGGTGACCTTAGCGGCTACACCTTGACGTTGGAAGGTCAGGAGAAGGCTCCTGCCTACTTCATCGAGGGTGCAGTTCAGAACAATCCTTTTGCGGGTTGTACTGCAACGGTAACTATTACCACGGGAAC